TTAGGTCTGTTAACTGCTGCCTGTATGGTCAAGAGCAAGGCGATGATGGGCAAGGGCTTCGGGCGGTATAAGGAAACCGATACCGCTTAAACAGCAGGGTTTTCGGTATTGGGCTATTTACACTGGCACCATGAAACTGAATCCCCAAATCTCTACAGATAAAAATCAACGCCAATCTGCCAAAAACCTTTTTTGGCAAGGCTGGGCTGTCCGCGAGATTAGCCAGCATTTACAGCTGCCCGAAAGTACCGTGTCGAGTTGGAAAAAACGCGATGCCTGGGAAGATGCCAAACCCATTGACAGGGTCGACTCTGCGCTTGAAATGCGCATGCTGCAGCTCATCAACAAAGAGGATAAAGACGGTAAGGATTTTAAGGAGATAGACCTACTCGGTCGGCAGCTGGAGCGAATTGCCCGTATTACTCGCTATCACAATGGCGGCAATGAGATAGACCTCAACCCGAACGTACAAAACCGCAATGCTGGACCTAAAAAGCAGCCGGTGAAGAACCATGTGAGCGAAGAGGATTTGGAAAAACTGATTGAGGCGTTCCAAGGCTCGATGTTTGCCTACCAAAAGGAATGGTACACAGCAGGACTCACCCAGCGTATACGCAACATCTTAAAGTCTCGCCAAATTGGCGCGACGTACTTTTTTGCCCATGAAGCCATTATTGATGCGCTAGTAACGGGCCGTAACCAAATCTTTTTATCGGCCAGTAAAGCGCAGGCTCATGTGTTTAAGCAGTACATCATTCAGTTCGTGAAGGATGTCACCAGCATTGAACTCAAGGGCGACCCGATTGTGCTGCACAATGGCGCCATTCTGTACTTTTTGGGCACCAATGCCAGAACGGCTCAGTCGTACCACGGTAACCTGTATTTGGATGAGTACTTCTGGATCCACAAGTTCCAAGAGTTCCGCAAGGTCGCCTCAGGTATGGCTATCCATGCAAAATGGCGCCAAACCTACATATCAACTCCGTCATCGATTACCCACGACGCCTACCCGTTTTGGACTGGCACATTGTTCAACCGTGGCCGCCCTAAAGCCGATCGCATTGAGATTGATGTCAGTCATCAAGCATTGGCCAAAGGCCGCAAGTGTGAAGATGGCCAATGGCGGCAAGTGGTCACAGTCGATGATGCTATCCGCAAAGGTTGCAACTTATTCGACCCCGATACGCTGCACTTAGAGTACAGCCCTGACGAATATTCAAACCTGCTAATGTGCGAGTTCATCGACGACACTATGTCGGTGTTCCCTATGGTGATGATGCAGCGCTGCATGGTTGACTCGTGGGAAGTGTGGACAGACTACAAACCCTTTGCGCCAAGACCGCTGGCGCACCGTGAAGTGTGGATTGGTTACGACCCGAACAAAGGCGGCAAAGGTGATAGCGCAGGTTGCATTGTGATTTGCCCACCTGCTGTGCCAGGCGGTAAGTTCCGCGTGATAGAAAAACACCGCTGGAACGGGATGGACTTTGAGGCACAGGCCAAAGCAATTAAGGACATTTACAACAAATACAACGTGACCTTTATCGGTATCGATACCACGGGTCTTGGTGAGGCTGTGTATCAACTGGTGAAGAAGTTTTTCCCGCAGGTCACGCCATTCCTCTACAACCCTATGCTGAAAAGTCAGATGGTGATCAAGGCCTATGACGTGATCAGCAAAGGCCGCTTGGAATATGACGCAGGTTGGACCGACCTCGCCCAGGCATTTATGAGCATTCGTAAAACTCTGACAGCCAATGGCAAACAAGTTACCTATGAATCCGCTCGCAGCGAAGAAATTAGCCACGCCGATATCGCGTGGGCGGCAATGCATGCACTTTACAATGAGCCACTGGATACCAGCGGCACCAGTACATCGACGTTGGAGATTTACGACTAATGGCAAAATATAGAAAGGCTCGAACCATGGCAGCCAAACCGCAACAGCAGCAAGGGCCGCAAGAGCAACGAATTGAGACCTTTACCTTTGGCGACCCTATGCCAGTGCTGAGCCAACGGGAGATCTTCGACTATCTTGAGGCCATGTCTAACGGCAAGTACTACGAGCCGCCGCTGTCCTTGACTGGCCTTAGCCGCATTTATCGTGCTTCTGTGCATCATGCCAGCGCGATTCAGGTAAAGCGCAACATTCTAAAAAGTTGTTTTATCCCGCACCCTAAGCTCAGCCTGTATGACTTTTCCGCCATTGTGCTCGACTATTTGGTTTTTGATAATGCCTATGTGCAGGTCATTAAGAATCGCTTGGGTGGCGCGTTGAAGTATCAAGCCTCGCCGGCTAAATACACGCGGGTAGGTGTTAAACCTAATCAATTTTGGTGGGTGCCTAACTTTCACGAGGAAATGGAGTTTCCCGAAGCATCAATTTTTCACGTAAAGGATCCAGACTTAAACCAAGAGGTTTATGGCATTCCCGATTATGTGGCCAGCATGAACTCGTCATTGCTGAATGAGAGTGCGACACTGTTTAGGCGTCGGTACTACGAGAACGGCAGTCACGCTGGATTTATCATGTACCTTACCGACTCAACAGTGAACGAGAAAGATGTCGCCAAGCTGCGTGAATCTCTAAGAAACAGCAAAGGCCCTGGTAACTTCCGCAACTTGTTTTTGCATGCACCAGGTGGCAATAAGGACGGGATCAAATTAATCCCTGTGGCAGAAGTCGCCGCGAATGATGAGTTCCTGAGTATTAAGAACGTCAGCCGTGACGACCAGCTGGCATCGCACCGCGTACCGCCTCAACTCATGGGGATTGTGCCCAACAATACCGGCGGCTTTGGTGATGCCGGCAAGGCAGCACAGGTATTTGATGCTAACGAGCTGGATTGCATTCGCCAATCACTACTGGCCATCAACGAATGGGCCGGCGAAGAGATAGTCCGCTTCAAGCCTTACCAACTGGCGATCGCAACCGAAACCAAGTAACTATCGGAACCCAATTCCCATCAACCGCCCTCGGGCGGTTTTTTATTGCCAGCAGTTTACCCCCACTTTCAACCCAGCGCGCGCCGTCAGACCCACGCCACGCCTGCGCGCTTTATCGGGTGAAAAAAACGCAATAATGCAATCCCCTAAAACCGCGCCAGCGCTTGCTGCTTTCACTGGTAAAGCCTCGCTACAAAAAACGCAAAAAAACGCGATTGCGATCATTTAGCGATCCCACCCGATCCATTAGACATTTTTGATTAGTTTTGCGGTTACTTGGAGGCTTTCAGTTCGATGGTAATCTAGTGTGGTCACATTCAAGAATATTTTTAGAAAATAAATGAGTTAGGATACATGCCTGCCAACATGTATCTCAAATTACAAAATGTATGGGATAAATGCCTGCTTAAGCGGACAAAAACTGTTGGTTACAACGAGGAGAAAACCCTAACATAACAGACTGTTTTATTTGGCCTAAATCACTTATCGCAAACCCAACTGGCCTCTACTTTTTACTAGCTTTTTGGCTTTATGATCTGCTGATAGCCATAATAGCTCAAACACATATATGGGACTGGTTAAGAGCATACCAAAGACAAAACTTTTCTCTAAAATGGCAGGAAATGCAGGCTCAGTTAATAGATTTAGATAAAAAGCTATAACTCCCCAGAAGAGAAGAAAATATGTATGAGCCCTTACAACCTGCATAGTCACCGCAGAGTGATTAACTCTAGCTATACGGAATTCTTTAAGCCTAACTAACTGCTTCTTTCTAAAATAGCCTTTAAGAGGCTTAAGTACTGTGTTTAAGAGAAATCCAAAAGCCTGCTTTAAAAACTTGTCAATATAAGGGCTCAGTTTAGGAATAACATAAGCTAATAAAGCTCCACTAATTAATCCAATTATTGTATTTTGATCCATTAAAACTCCATGATAACAATGGGCTTATAACGCTTTGCCAAGGGGCAAATGCGAGCGTTGTTGGGCGAAGCCCTGCGAGTGTTTGGCCAGCCGAGCTTTTTGCGGCGAACTTTGGCAACTTGTTAGCGGCGCTTTTCATCGATGTAGGCGACGCTCTCTCTCAATTGAGCTATTTCTACTTTCTCACCTTTATAGGCAATTCTAGCCTTATTGAAATATTCACTTGCTTCAGATTCGCTTCCTAACTTTTCGTATATCAACCCAATTCTCAGATATGTAAA